GTACTTTGTATGACGACCTTTCCCTTGTCTTGTTTTTTTCTTACCGTTAGTATTTCTAACTTGTCTACCAAAAGAAGGTCTAGCCATTATCTTCTTTTCTTACCATTTCTTTTTTTTGCAAATGTTTTTACATTTGTAGGTTTACCACCTACACCTTGTTTTTTAGCTCTTTTTCTACTAACAGCACTTCTTATTTGTGACTTAGTCATACGAGCAGCTTTAGCAGCAGGTACACACTTTGGATATTTTCTTTTTTTATCCGCTTTTAGTTTGGACCTTCCACATTTTTTATAGCCTCCACCTTTTTTTGGAGCACCAATATCTACCCAATTTTCACTAAACCATTTGGTTAAGCCACCTTTGTAAGCCATTATCTATACCTACCACCACGTTTTTTGTATTCTCTTACTAACCAAGCATTAGCATACGCAGAAGGATATACATCAAACTTACGTTTAGCAGCTGATTTAACTCTAGAATACAGTGCTTTATTTGTAGGAACGGGTTTTTTTCCTGAGCTTCTTTTTGCTTTTCTTTTTTTTCTTGCCATTAAAATTATACTTTCGTCTCTTGCCGTTTAATGAAACAGATTTAATCATCTCTTTTTCTTTTTAACCACACGTTTTCTCGCTGGTCTTTTAGGCATTTTCATTTTTTTCTTTTTTTTCATACTACCGTACATATTATTTCCTCACTAGTTTTTGCCACTTATCGTGGTTTCTTTGTTCGTTTTTCTTTTTTGTTTTTGCTAAATGGTCAGACATAGGTACTGTATTAAAGTCTATTAAGTCTTTCCTTATAGCACTTGCCATAGGAGTATCTCTAGCAATCATATTAGTAGACCATTTTGGAGGGTGTGCTCTTTTACCACAACAAGGGCAAAGAAACATACCTTCTGGATTTGGTGTACTACAATGTTGACACTTAGCCATTAATCTTTAGTAATTATAATTACAGCAACTCTAGTTCTATCTAACATTACTGCTTTTATATCTACAAGTTTAGCATCATCAATAGTTTCAATATAGTCATTTATCTCTTTTGCTAAAGAGCCAGCTACTGAATCATCTTTTACACTTACATCATTAATAATAACTTTAGTGCTTGTATTAAAATTTGCCATTTTATTCTCCTATTATTTAAAATTCTTTATGGCTTTCGGGGTGCAGTGAGCACCCCCAGTAGCCATTTACTATTGTTTAGCTGTCGCTAAAAGCAGGTGTTGTTACTGATACAACTTGTCCGTTTAAGTACCATTTAGTACCGTCACAAACCATTGTAAATTCAGTTCCTGCTCCTGGTGTATCCACTTTCAGAATACGGTTTGAGTCTCCGTCTGATTCAACAAGTTCAACATTGTCGCCACTTGCATCTGAATCTAAGAAAACTACCCCACCTTTAATGAAGTTTGATGTTGAGCCAGTATCAACTGAAAAGTCGTGACCGTCTGCATCATCACCTACGTACCAGAACTTGTAGTTTAAACCACGTTCTAATGCACTTGTAGGTAAAGAGTATACTCTATCTGCTGATACATCTTCAATAATCATCAATTTGCCAGAATCGGCTTTTGATAATGAAGCATCTGCATCAGGTAATACTCTAAACTCCTGTGGAAAAGTACCAAACTTTCCACTATTAACTTCTAGTCTATTTGTCTTAGCCATTATGATATACCCTCCAAGTTAATTAAGTAGTGAGATTCTGGTAAACATACTTCAAGACCTGCTTCTGTAAGAATCATATCCTTACGTAGGTCTTCGTCAGCACCTTGTACGTTGTCCATAACAACAGTATCACGGTTAACTCCATTACCTACTAATGGTCTGTAGTATAATTTACTCATATCTGCCATTAACATTAAGCTCTTTGAGTGTCCTCTAAACAACGGCTCTTTTACCATATATACAGACCCGTGGATAGTATTAACTTCCATAAGTTGATGACCGAAAGCACCATTGGCTTCGTTCATATTTAATCTGTACTGTGTACTTTCAGTTGATTTATCAAGGAAAGCACCGTCACCCATTTTGTTAAAAAATGTGATAACTGGTAAAGAACAAAGTGCTAGTCTTTCATCAGAGCCACCTCTTGCTGGGTCAAATAATACTTCAAAGTCTCCTAATAAAGCATCATAAGTTAGCTCGGACTGTTGGTATGTTTTAGCATAAGCTTGTTGTGCATTATAAGATAGAGAACTTGCTCCGTCTACAAATGTACTGTTTTTCAAGATATGTCCAACTAGACCTTCGGTGTACTGAATACCAGCATTATCTCTAGCTTTATGATTAAATAGCATAGCTCTTTCAATATCAATTTTGTGCTCTCTCATTTTTTGAGCTAACACTCTTTCAAATTCATTTGCTACACCTCTCATATTAATAGCTAGAGCTGTGTTTGTAATCTCAGCTGCTGTTTTGAAAATCTGGGTGTACCCATAATTATCATCAAAGCTGTCTGAAAAAACGTCTGGTGACCCAGAGCCTTCAGCATATGCTGAGCCGATGATTTGACATACATCGCCGTCTGCGATGTCATCTTCATCTGAGCCTGAAGCTGCTGTTGAGATACTAATTACTTTAGCAGTAAATGATGTATCTGCAGCATTAACTACAGGGTCATCTTCAACTCTTACAATAATATTAGCGTAACCGTTAGCATCATAGTCTGTTTGTATAGCAATAACCATACCTTTTACTAAGAAGTTAACCGCTGCACCGTCTCTTGTATCTACAGTAAGACTGTGAGTTGAATTAACTGTTGCATTTGAAACAGCTGTTCCGTCAATTAGGAACTCTCTACTAGTGAAATCAATTTTTGTTCTATCTTCAAGATAACGGAACAAACTATCATCAGTAGGAAGTTTAGCTGTTTGAGACAAGTAAACAAAAAACGGACTTTCTTCTGGTGCTAATTCTGCAATTCTATCACCGAAGTTATAAATTCGTCTTTGGTCTGGTCTTGACCCGTAATCTGCAGCAGTTACTTGGTTGTTGAAACTACCCAATGACTCACTTGCCACTGGTATAGCGTTCATAGTTCCTTTTGTAATTGCCATTTTATTATCCCTCCTAAAGGATTATTTTTTCAAGCGGCGTGTATTACCTACAGCAAGTATACGTTTCCACATATCCTGGTCTGCATCTGGTTTAGGTGGCTCACCACCTTGTAATAAACCTGCTGACTTTGGATTTTGTTGAGTCTTTTTTACACTCTCAACATTAGCAGATACTCTACTTGGAGTATTACCTTTCCATACTTGAAAAAGTGTTTCTAGAGGAATATTATCTTTAGGTTTAGTTACAAAATCTACAAACTCGGCAGCTTCAGAGTTGTTCAATTTAAAATCATTTTGAACTTGAAAAGTTAATTTATCAACTTCTCTTTGTTGCTCTAATCTACCCATATATGCTTGCATTTTTGAACTAACAGCATTATCAATCTCTCTCTGTCTTACTTTATAAGAATCAGAATTAGGATTTGTATATGCGTCCCAAGGATTAAACTCCTCTTGTTTCATTGTTATTTGTTCTTTATCTTGTCCTTTACCCCCTGTTAAGTGGTTTCTAACAACGTCAACCAATTCAGGATTGTCCTGAAATAGCTTTGCTACTGGTCTTAATTTGCCTAACTCAGCCTCAGCTTTGTCATACATAGACTGGAATTTACGCACTTCATCTGCGTCAGAACTCGAATCTGGTGTGACACTGGGCTCACTTAAACTATTATTTTCAGAAGTTTCAGAACTTTCTAAAGTTTCTTCCATTACGTTTTCTTGCACGTCTGCCATTTTTAACTCCTATCGATGTCCCTAATCCTCGTCTATCAATGGTGATGTAAACGATTCTATTGTGGGCTGCACCTGTTGTTGTTGTTTTACCTTTTCAGCGTCAATCTTTAACTGAGATTCAATACCTGATTTACTTGTGGTAAGTTTGCTTTTAAACTTCTCAACCTCAACACGTTTTCTATCTGATACAGATTCTCTTTGAGCAGTTTGTAAATCGCCGCTTAAAGTCTTCACTTGCTCTTGTAACTGTTGTATGATACCTTGTAATTGTTGTACCTCTCCAGTTCTAGATAACACTCCTTCTTTATCATATATTTCTGTTTTCTTGAGTGCTTCTACTTTGTCAATCAATCCTAATTGATATGCTTCCATATACATTTGATACTCAGCATATTTATTATTAGGCATTGTAGAGCCAGCTACGATTCTTACATCAAATTGTCCAGATGTAATATCGTTTTTAATTTTTATTAATTCATTTGATTTATCATCATAAAGTCTATTGTTTACAGTAAACTCTGTAATATCATTGTTAGGTTGTACTATTCTAAAACTTTTTTCAAATGTGTAATGTCCTCTAGACATTTGATATAATACTTTACCTAACTGTTGTAAAGACATTTCTATATCTCTTAATTTACTTGCACCTCTACCTTCACCCATTTGTGCTAATAACATAGTACCTCTAACACTATTAGGTGCTCCTTGTTTAAAACCTTGTAATAGTTCTGGTACACCAAAATTTAAATCAATATATCTTTCTACTTGATTTATCAATGCATAAAACTCTCCAGACAAAGGTTGTGGTTGTGCTAAATGTGGCTCACCATAAGTTGGGTCATATTCTATAACTGCATTAGGATTAGCCCAATCTTTTTCTATCTGTGATATATCTTCTACACTACCTTGTGGTATCATAAGTTTTAAACCAGCAGCTGTTTGTGCGTGTGCTAAAGCAAGACTAAATAATTTATTTAATAGTCTTTGCATATCTTTTACTTTATTTACATCTGATTTAGGGTAAGGTGTATTAGTCCAAATATTTGGTATTGGTACAATAGGGTATGTATCAGTATCTAATATTGTTTCATATAATAATACTTGACCTAATGATGCTGTAAGTTTAATTCTTGTTTGTGGTATTTCAACATATGTATATATGTTAGATTCAATTTTTTCTGCATTGTTTTCTAAAAATACTGCAAATGTTTCTGCGTCCATAATTTGTTCTGATTCTTCTACAGTATCTGCTACCCTAAAGAAAGGAACTTTAACTTTACTAAATCTTTCTAATATTCTATATCTTCTTGTTATAGACATATCATAATCTTTAGAATCTACTTCTGCTGGTGTAAAAACTTTATTTGTATTTTTATTAGCAGAATTAGGAAAGTCATCATACTGGTCTTGAACACTATATGTTTCTATATCTTTTAAAAAAGGCTCAACGTCTGGATATAAATTTAATACTTGTTCTTCTGTAAGTATTGTTGAAAGAATAATACTAGCAGCATCTTGAAAATATCTATCTCTAGAGGCTGGGTCTACATATACTCTAAAAGGATTTAGATGTGTAAACATAACTTCGCCTCGTCCATAGTCAGCTTCTGGCTCTATATACGCATAAAAATATCCTAACCCTGTAGTTGCGTAATCGTGCACAGCTTGTTTAAAATGATGCTGCCCGTCTGATATATCGAATATATATTCAAGAAGTGTTTTCCATACATTTGCTAATTTAGTATCTGAATCTTCTCTTGCTGTAATCCCGTATCGCACAGGTCTAGATGTCATTAATGATTTTAATTTATCTATCGCTGCATATATTCTATCTATGGTAAAATCTGCTTGTCCTATTGATTGTAGTGCTTCTGATTCGTCTTGAGTGTAATGATTACCTAATGTAAAATCTATTGCTTCTCTTGCGTTTATGTCCCAATCTTTTCTTGCGTCGGCATATTTTCTAAAAATAGTTCTATTTTCATTTGCCTTTTTATCTTCTCGTATTGCCATTATTCCTCTACGTATGGTTTTAAGAACTCTTTATAAAATATTTTATTACGTGCTAATGTTCTTCTAACACCGTGTTTATCTCTAAAAGTTCTTTCATAATGTTTAAAACCAGTTCTACCTGGGTCATCTGCTATAGCACCTTGAACATTATTAGTTACTAATGATTTTGTTGTTGTTGGAAAATCTTTCAAACTACCTACATTAAAACATATATCTGCTAAAGCAAATCGTAGTCTAAGTTCTGTAGCTTCCCAATTATAATTTTTTTGCTCACAAAATTTTTTGGCTTTTTGGTATGAGTGTTCTGCTTCCTCTAATAATAAGTCATCAACTTCCGTTGAGGAAAGTCCTGTCTTTTCCAAAGTATTCTGTTCTTCTAATGTTTTTATTTTATATCCATATCCTATAGTTTTTAATCCACCTTCTGGTGAATCATATGGATAAAACTTATCCCCTACTTTATTATCATACCCTTCTACCCTTTTTAAGTAGTCAATGTATTCGTTTAAACTATACATAGCCCTGAAAAAGTTAATACCTTTTATTACCCGAAATCTCATATTTTAAGTCCTGTCACCCAATTTATTTGTTTTTTTGTTTGTCCTATAAAATCAGTTTCATTTACACTTTCTAAATTCATACTTCTACTTCTGGGTGGTTTAGCATAGAAGTCTGCATAATATAAACCGTCAAGTAAGTCGTCGTGTCTACCTTTTGGAAACTGAAATAATTCATCTACTAATTCAGTATGTTCTTTTTTAATAAATAGTTTCTTACTATTTACTATACTACCTAAAGACATTTCTAGTCTATCTTCTTTTTTAATACCGTGTGGTGGTCTTACACCTTTATTAATACCTGGTAGTAATCTTTTTTCTGATGTCGCCATACGTTCTACCATATCTCTTACCATTTCTTGAGCACCAACTGTTTCTACTGCACATCTTTTAACTGGCATATATTTTTTTGCATATTCCATAATTTTTTTAGGCATATCAAATGCTGGTATCTTTGCGTGGTAATAATCTAAAACATATCTATTTTTATGTGCATCTATAGCCATAATCATAATTACTTGATAGTCAGATGTTTTTGATGCTGTATGTGCTAAGTCAACACCCATATATAAATGTACAGGTATTAACCTGTCATCTCTTTTTAAACAACCAAAACCATTATTGTTTATATATTTATAGTTATGATATTGTATGTTTTCCATTTTAAATGTAGCACTTTCTACATCTCTAGCATCATTTAAATACTCTTGTGCAAACTTATCTATCTTACCTGCTTCAATAAATTCTTTTCTTTTTTGGTCTAGTTTACTTAATGGAAACTGTTCTTTCCATACTGCTTTACCATTTTCTATAGCTCTAATAAATGTAACGTCCCAAGGATATTTTTTATTATTCTTTTGTGCATCTAAAAAACCGTCGTGTACATTTTGTAAGAAAGCGTCATAGTGTACAATAGTACCTGACAACCATATCCAACCTTCTTTACCTGGTGATTCTTCTAATGCTGGGTATACTGTAGATACAATCCATTGTTTAATCTCATCACGTCTATCTGCTGTTTTAGTATTTAGTTCTGACTCAAAGTCATCAAGTATAATACCAGTATATCTAGAATCTACTTCAGAACGACCTCTTAGTCTTTGTGATGTACCTTTAGCTATTATTCTATGTCCTTTAGTTGTAACTAAATCTTTTTCAGTCCAACGTAGTTTTTCATCACCACCACATAGATTACCAAAGTAATATCTAATAGCATCATTGTTTTCTAAATGTGAACGTATATATTTTAAATGGTCAATAGCCTGACCTTGTTCCTCTGCTACCCAAGCCATAAACTGTGCTTGGTCTTTAGGTGTAAAACAAAGCTTATGCATTATAGCTGCTTTCATTAATACTGATTTTCCAAAACCTCTTGGAAGCACATTACAAATACGTGCTCCAGGTTTTGTACTAATCAATTTTTTACCTAAATCATAATGAAAGGGTGGAGACTCTGACTTATGTAAAAAATCATTTGGTAAGAATAACTTACCAAACAGTATTAAATCTTGAGAAGCTTTATGTAATAGTATTTCTTTTTCTGATACAGTCACGCTTCACCTTGTGATTTTATAAAATGTTCGTTCATAGATATTAATTCTTGTTGAGAATTGTATACAGAAAAACAAGGACAATCCATAACAACATAGTGTTCTTGTGGTATGTCGTGATGTTCTTTATACATTAAATCGTACAAAGCAAACCAACTTTCAGATTCTTTCTCACAATTAATCTTCTTCGGACACATCAGACACTGTACGCGTTTGTTCTGCAATTTTTTTGACATTATTTCCTCCGTCTAGTAACTTTAATTGTTCAGGTGTAAAACCTTGGAATAAAGCTAATGACTCTGTTTTTTGTTCTTTCTTACCTAGCAGACCTGATATTTCCATTAAAATTTTTATAGATGCAAGCTTGTCTGCGTCCCTAGCATCTTCTTTGTCAACGATTTCTTTAGTTTTTTCTAACAAATACTGAGGTGTAATGTCAGATTGTTCTAAATATTTTTCTACTTCTTTGTCTATCAATGTCTGTATCCTCTCAGTTTTCATCAAAGCTGTACTTCTGCTTTGAATATATTCTTCTGATTTTGCATCAGGAAATGCTTTCTTAAATGCATCTAGCACTCCTTCGCCTTTTACCATATATTTTGCAAATAATAATTCTTGCTTAGTTGGATTTTTTCTTAGCTTTGTTCTTGTATTTATATTTAAACCAGAAAAATTATATATATTTTCTTTTGGCTCTCCTTCTATCTTTATAAAAGGAGCACACTTAAACATACCAATAGCTGTTCTTACGTATGATATATTGTTAATATTTCCTTTTTCTAGTATTTGACAAACCTGCTCATCATCTGTCAATACCCAACTATCTAAAGGAGCTGTTCTCCAATCATCATATACTTTTATATTTGACATAGCCTGTCTGAGCTCAGCAATATTTTTGTATATAATGTGCTCCTTTCCTTTTATAATTCTTTTAATCACTTACGATGTACTATATACTCTGGTTGTTTATCAGATAGTCTTACCTCTACCCAACCTTTTGTTTGTGGCTCTAGTATACCATATCGTGCATATTCAGCATATCCTATAAATGACCCACCTCTTACAAACCATTGTCGTTTTACTTCTTCACTATCTTGCATTAACTCAAAAGAGTCTATAGGTTTAGCATATAGTTGATGATTATGTCCTAAATAGTACATATCTGCTTCTGGATATATGTTTCTAAGTCTTTGTAACTCCATATCTCCGTTTTTAGCACCACTTTTACCGTGTCCACTTGCAAAAGTAAACCTATTTTTACCATAATCTAGTACTGTATAGCCTGGATAAGGGTAGTAAGGTACTTCTAAGTCATCACATAGCACTCTAATTATGTCTATACCTGCTAATCTTATACTTCTTAGTGTATCGTGGTTACCTCCACGTAAAAAAATACACTTATTTAGTATAGGTCTTATCATTTTTACAAACTGAGCATACTGTTCGTTGTTATCAAAGGCTTGGTCACCCTCTGGTATATGATAATTAGGTGGTATGAACTCTAACATATCGCCGTTTCCAAACCATAAGGCATTTGGGTCTTTTTTAATTTTATCTATTGCTTTGAGAAATAGTAATCTATCGAATACTTTACTACCTACGTGTATATCTGTTAGACAATGTAAGTTTACTTTACTCTTTTTTACTTTTTTCTCTAGTACTTTACCTGGAACTATCATCAAATCCCTCATAATCTTGTTCATATATGTAGTAGCTCATAAGAATTACACTATAATTTATTAAATCTAACATAGTGTCTTCTACCTTTTCATCTTTTATTGCTGCTTTACCGTTTCTTTCTAGTAAATTAGCTATTCTAGCAATCTTATCTGATATTCTTACTAGTATACCTGTGGTAGTAGGGCATATTTTAAGTGCTTCTACCATTTCAAAGTTAGAAAACGGCTCATCTTGTTGTGCATAGTCTATATTTTTGTTATCACAAAGAGATTTAGCTTTATTTATTATAGCATCATAGTTAGGAATCATATTTACCTCCCATTTTTTCCCACAAATAGTGACCAAAGCCTAATCTAAATAGACTATTAGCCATTACTTGTACTTGAGTTTCAGTTAATCCTAGGCTTGTACCGTATGTAATGCCGTGCATTACTTCGTGTATCAAGACCTCTAGTATCTTTGAATCAGCCATATCTCTCTCTATAATAATGTCACAATTACGCATAGATATTGCACCTAGTATTTCTGATTCCTCTGTTCCATACTCTGCTTTTCGCCCCTCTATAAAACGAACGGTATAGATGTGATTATTGATTTCGAGGGTCATTTGTTTTTTTGGTATTTGTAATTTCATACTATAGTTTATAATAATAACGTAATGGAAGTCAATAATTTTTTTTATAATATTTTGTAAGCTATATATATTGATAACTCTTGACAACGCACGTTTTTTGTATTAAATTCTAGTTAGAATAACTATACGGAGTTTACTAGCTAGTATAGTTAGTATAGTTATCAGATTCCCTATCTCAAGCAATATCTTAACTTAGAACTACTCTAGACACTCTACCCAAACTCAAAAAATAACGTAATTATGTGCGAGCTTCTTTTTTTGCGTCTAATACCCCCCCGCGTGCAAAAATAGGTTAGAAAAAACTAGTTGAGGGTGCTCGGGCTATCGTTAGCAATATCAACACTTAGCTAGTTTTCTCGTCGAAACGTGCTCAAACCCCCGCTAGCCTGATATCCTTGAAATCGGCGAGCACTTTCGAAGCCTTGAGCACCTCGGAAGCTAGTGAAAAAACGGGGTACTATACCGACGACATAGGCAAAAAAGCTCTTGACACTTTCGAAAGCCTATACCTATATTTGTACCGTGCCCGAGGGGTGACCGAGACACCCCGACGACACTTATAAGATAAAGCTATCTCGGGAAATGTGAGAATAAAATGAATACAAATAACGACGTTTACAACGTGTACTTTAAAGATGCTTTCGGTAAGACTATTACCGACGGTATAGCAATAATGAACGACCCTAAGCTCGACGAGTTTAGAGGTAAAGCGGTAACTAATACCGACGATATTAACTTAGCCGACGTATCGGCTTTCCTAGACATAACGGGGCTACAATATGCCGAGTGTATATTCGGGGCAATTTCTGAGCTCTTGGACTTCCTCAGATTTGAGGACGACGAGCTTTATGCCTTCGTCAATAACGTCTATGAAATCGAGTCTAATATCGAGGCTATTAGTTGTCAAGCCGAGTTAAATAGTGAATACCCCGAGGAATTTGTCGATGTCGGCGATGCTTACACCGACGAGGTAAGTTCCTTGAGTGCTCTATGTGCACAAATTGACCCCGACAAATGGGCTCAAGCCGTAGAGAGTGCCGAAAGTTATGAGCCTCAGAAGCTTATTACCGAGGACAATAGTAACGAAAACAACGAGGGGTGCTCTTAGAGCCCCCTCACAAATCCCTCTTTGTCGAGGGGAAAGTGAGAATAAAATGCCGTTTAAAGTAACGAAAAAAACAACGGAAGCTAGTGTCGATACTACTAGCAAAAACAAAGACCTAGAGTCATACGGTTACTCGAGAGAGAATCTCGAGGCTATGCCTCTAAAAACCGAGCTTAGACCTATAGCTCGAGAGATGATTAACGATGCCCTAGACGAGGGTCTTATCGATAAACAAGAGGCTTCTTATTATCGAGAGAACGTCAAGAGAGCAAAAAAGTCTCAAGTTATGGACGACTATGAGAACTTACTCGAGATGCTCGTCGATAAAATCAAGGCTAAAAAGCAAGAGGTTATGGACGACCCCGACCTAGACGACAACCCTAGTAGTGACGACACTAGCGAGAGCTCAGACTCTAGTAGTGACGATACTACCGAGGACAACGAGTCTAGTAGTGACGAGACTAGTCCGCCAAGTATGGACGACATCAAGAGGCTTATCGACGAAGCGGTCGCTAAGGGTGCTCAACCTAGTGCCGACGGTACTAGTGATGCCGAATCAGACGACGGGCTTATCGAACATTGGCAAATGCCCGCGTTAATGAAGCTTCTCGAGGTAAACAACCAAGCTCTTATCGTCGGTGGGGCGGGTAGTGGTAAGACTACCGTCGCTAAACAATGTGCTCAGAAGCTAGGCTTTGACGTCGATAAAGAGTTCTTTTCGATTTCAATGTCGGCGGGTGTATCAGAAGCACACTTGACGGGACGTATGACCCTAAACGGGGACTTTGTCGATACTAAGTTCCTCAACATCGTCGAGGACGGCGGGCTTATATTGCTCGACGAGTTCGACAATGCCGACCCCGACCCTATGGTCGCCTTAAATAGTATGCTCTCGGGGGACAATATGTCAGTCCCTCTACGTCGAGGACTAGAGCAAGCAATACGTAACCCTAAGGTCTACATCGTCGCTACGGCGAACACCTGGGGCAACGGCTCGGGGGGCTCGGCGGGTTATGTCCGAAAGCAACTCGACTCGGCAACCCTAGACCGTTTTGTCGTCAGTAAAATGTACTTTGGTACGGACCGACGTATTACGAATTTTGTCGGCGGTCGTTCAGTCGATAGGTGTAAAGTGCTCAAGAGAAAACTCGAGGACGGTACGGTCGGTTATCCTCAACCGTATGCAACGTTCGACCCTAGTGCCGTCGAGCAAGAGGTCGACAAGTACTACGAGGCTCTTGACTATTTGCTCGAGCTTATGCGTAGTGACCGACGTAGTATTCGATACATACTAGGTAACCGTGCTTACAAGCAAGGCTCGAAGCTTATCAGACAAGCGAATTTCTCTTGCTGGTCGGTGCTCGAGTTGTTCCTCAGTAACTGGACCGATGCCGAGCTACGTAAGGTCAACATTACTCGACGTCTTGAGGTCGGTCTCGATTTCTATGTCTACGATTTCAACGCGTTCATCGAGGAAGGGGGACTCAATGCCTAAGGGTAAACGATTCACTTACGACGATAACAAAGTCGAGCTTCGTCAACGTGCTACGTCTAAACGTGGCGACGTGTTGAGCACTATCGTTAAAAAGTGCAAGCTCGACTTAGAGGGTATGAAGCTCACGGTATTTGATTTCGAGCAATTCGAGGACCTTCTCGAGTATGCTCAGAATTGTCAGACCTTAGAGGGCGACGACCCTATGAGGGGCTTCGAGGGCGACTACCGTAACGGGTGGACATACTCAGACAATATGAACGTTAAGTCCCGAGAACACTTGCTCGAGGTTATCGATAGAGGTTTTACAACCGAGAGAGTGCTCGAGACTTACAACGCGATTAACGACCGACTATATGCCGACCCCGAGAACGTCGAGAGACTAGGCTCTATGGGTCAAGACACTCGACGTAAGAGACGTGCCGACATAGCGGGGTGCGAGTTCAACGTCGACAAAGCTATGTCGGGTCTATGGGCAACCGAATCAGTGAGACGTCTGAACGCGTCCCGTACGGTCCGAGTGTTCATCGACATTGGTAGAAATTGTGACGTAAAACCCGAGGCTATACTCGAGACCGCTTGCTATGGTATTGCCGTAGCTAAGGTGCTCGAGACCAAAGGCTATGCCGTCGAGATAGATTTCGGCGAGACTTTGTATGCTCAGAAGGAATATAATTCCCGTATGGAACGAGCTTTGCCCGAGGAATTTATCGGCGACAAAGGGTCGGTCTTTGCTCTACGATACGGGGCTAAGGGTGGCGACGAAAAGGTCGACGAGGCTAAGCTCTTGACCTTCTCATCGGTGAGCACGTTTAGGGACGTTATGTTCTGCATCTTTGCCTTCGGCTACGGTATGGGTAAATACTCGGGGCTTGGTCAGTCATTGTATACGACTATACCCCCTTACTCTAACGAGGAATTCTACAAAGAATACCTCGACGTAGATGTCTATATCGGCGGACAAGATACACTCGACACCGTCATTACAAATGTCCAAGCGGTCATCGACGACTAAAGTCGTCACGCGTAGGACTATCTAAGAGAAACCCTCTAGGACTAATATCCTAGAGGGTTTTTTGTTTTCGGCTCAACTTGAGCACCTCGATTTCATTTCTTTTGCTACGAAGCTATGCTTCGCTACAAAAGTAATGCCCTTGACAACACACACGCACATAATAACGCATCATTAGCTATCGACCAATGCAAGCAAGTAATTTATTTACTACGTAAATTAATTTCTTGACAAGTACCGTTTTAAGTCCGTAGACTATTAGCGAGATGAACAAAACGAGGTCAACACTTATGAACGACAAATTCAAATCGATTAAAAAAGGTACTAAACTTATCACGGGTCAATTAGGTATTCCAACTAAAGCTACCGCTTTAGAATCTATCAAACAAGGTAGAGGCTACAAGACTACTATACTAGTAGACGTTAAAGGTAGTGAGGTTGGATTTTTTGACGAGATAGGTAGTATATATGTAACGGATATATTGGAGGTTATCAATGGTTAAAGTTCCCGAGGGTATGAAAACAGTAATACAAAAATTCTACGAGAAGTTCCGTATGGCAAAAGACTCAAGTAACATACAAGTCTTTGTAGCATCGGACAAAAAGACTAGAGAGGTCGGCTTCTATCTATGTTGGGTAGACAAAGAACAAAATGCGGTTATACCAATAGCAAAATTCTTGAAAGAATACAAGACGACATCTACCGAGCCACTTAGAGAGTCGAGCACTATGGTCCAAGAGATTATGAAAACTTGTTTAGAACTTGACCCTAGAACAGTCAAGGAGATGCAAGAGGACGACCCTAGAGTTAACTTGGTATTTGCTACAGTAGCCGACCAAGTAGACGACGTCATAATCCAAGAAAATATTAAACCCGAGCTAGATAATTTCATCGATGAAGTTATTAAAGAAAGGGGGAACAAATGATTTTTTCTCACACAATAGACAAAGCGGTTATGCACATAACTCAAGCGGAACTACTAGTTCTGCTTGGGTTATCATACGTAGTGCTAAGATTTTTTGAACACGTTATAAGGAAGGAAATCAATGACAACAAAAAAGCAAACGAGCTCATCATTGAGCAAGTCGAAAACTAAAAAAGTTATCGACTTAGAACTAGCGGGTAATGGTGCTTGGGTGCTCGAGAGTATTCTCTTGAGAGAACTTTATCCAATAAAAGACTTTGGAAAAACAGAAACATACACACAAGACAAAATTATCTATCAGAAAAAAATTGCTTCTATGAACTACAACGACCTACTAGTCGAGTTCACAGAACGATTAGGTGCTCGATACAAGTTTAAAAACTTGACCAAAGAGCAACAGACGTACATAAAAACAAAGGACAACAAATGAGATTCAAAAATATATACGGCGATAAACTAGACTTCGGTGCTATGAAAGTAGCGAAGTATTTACAAGTGAACAAGTTAGGTGCTCAAACTCTACAATGTTTTGAGGGCTTGAGGTTTAGCGAGGGTACATACTTATATGTACTTGAGCCTAAGAAAGAACTTAAGCTACCCGAAGGTATGCCTAACCCGCTTGAAACATTAGCACACGTTGCCGTCGATAACGGTACTGGTATGGCAGATTTATTTCCGCTAGCTAGTATTGATATAACTAGACACAACTTAGATGAACTTACAGACGTGGTAGATAACAAGTAATTTATTTACTACGTAAATTAATTCCTTGACATTTACAATTTTGATTTTGTAGATTGATAGCGAGAAAAACAAAACGAGGACACAAATGAACGACTCACAAAGAAAAAAACTAAGCGAAAAATTACAAGAGCACAGAAGCCGAGCTCACGTTGAGTATGAAAAGCTAGTCAAAAAATATCCCGAGCACATATACAACTTGAGAATATTGTTAGCGGACCACACTGAAAGTGACCGTGACAAAAATCTTTTACTCAATGCTATAAAAACTCTTGAGCTTTCTATAGGTGCTTTGCCCGCAAGAGAAATGTCTCTAGTCTTTGAGACCTTAAATGAATCTATACTTCAATGGTCTCAAGAACTGATTAACAGAAGTCAAGACGGCGAGAAGGTTACTGATGACGGCGATAGGTTTGCTATCAAATGTAATTTGACTTCACATCAAAAAGTTATTTTGCTTTTGAAAGCTATACTAGAGACAACATCTTTTGCTTTGAAAGTATTTGAAAAAGATTCACACGAACACGGCGACGATGAAGTCGACTTAATCAGACTACAGAAAGGGGTAGCATATGAAGCCTAACACTATCGGTAAAGAAGGACGTAAAGTAAACGTACCAAAACCCTCACAAAAAAACGTAGAGGAGGCACGTAAGTTTGCAAGCACACCAAGAGGTCAACTAATTCTTGGTCAAGCTTTAGCAGTAGCAAGCAAAGTGCTCAAGGATAAAGAGCCTAGCAATTCAGATGATATGAAATTTCTAGGAGAAAACTTATTCGGTATTTTCTTTCACATATACACTAACGAGGACGACGTTAAAAGTGTCCTCTTGGACGGAGGAGAAGTCAATGAGTAAGAAACCTAAAAGCGAACAAGCTCTTGATATTCAAGAAAGAATACAGATATTAATAGACAAACTTAACGAGCTTGGTTTTGAATTTATGCACTACAATATGATAACAAGCATAAGACGAAAACGTGACTAAAAAGAAAAAGAAATGGTTGGCTACCGAGCACACAGATACGGCTTGGGATATTAGAGTCGAAGGAAAGTTGAATAAAAATAATTTGATTTTCAAAGACAAAAAATATCTCGAGTTGTATCAAGTGCTCAAAAAAGAGAACGACCTACTCAAAAAGAATTTTGTAAAGCTATACGGTAAAGAGCCCGTTTATATGCCATTAGATGATGTTTTGAAAGAGATGAAAAAAAAATTAGAAGGCTAACGCGGGGTTACGAGACCTTACTCGGTTACCCGTTATTAAAACAAGCAAAGTTGGTTATTAATTTTTATTGCTTTGCTTGTGCCTTCAAAGATTTTACTTGAAATGATGAGCACTTTATAACTAACTTGAATAAAATGCTCGAAGTTTAACAATATATGAGGTTATGTATGCTCGATACTAATACGTCAGATAAACACTTTACATTTATTGTAAAGGATAAAGGTAACCGATTCTTAAACGGTTATAAGTTTTGGTCTTGTATAGCACGTAATATACAACTTGCTACCGCAAGATTTAAACAAGAAAATGAAATAAAAGATGACGCGGAAGTTAAAGTTTTTGTAGATAAACAAAAATAATACTTGACTTTTGCTAACATACTAGTTAAACTAGTAAGCTAGCTAGATAACTCAAGCAAGAGCTATCAAAGCTAGTTAAACGACATAACGATTTTACAACGAAGTTTTGCTTTGTTTTGTTTATATCTCACATATCGACAAAAACAAGAAGGCAAGCTAGTCGGATAGGTTTGTGCCACGACAATATAGCTTGCCTTTTTTGTATCTATTTTGTAAATTCTATTGGTGAAAGTGCTCGAGAAACTTATCAGAGGGGTGCTCGAGCCCGCAGGAAACTCAACACAAAAGGTATGACAAATGAGTGCAATAGGATTTATATGTCCCGATAAAGAGACAACAACATTTAGTAATTGCTATGAACAATGCCGTATGTCCGAAAGATGTATGTCATTAGCCACATTAAAGGCGATAGCACAACAAAGACCCGATGACCGACCACCTTCAACCACTGAGCTATTACAAGGCACGTGTGAAGCTTATCTAAAAAGAACTCAAGAATATTATATCAACCCGCAAGATAGAGCTTTTGCTCTAATGGGAACTTTTCATCACGAAAATCTTGAAATACAGGAGCTCGATGAGCACCATTTGATTGAAGAAAAATTAACAGGTCTGGGGATTACAGGTATATGTGATTACTTTGATACAAAAACTCAGACACTTATCGACTATAAAAACACGGGAAGTTATAAGGCGATGAAAGTTTTAGGATTAACTCACACTTTAATTCCAGACCCTAGCGGTGCTCGATATAAACGAAGTGGAAAGTGGGGACGTGCGGGACAAATCAAACAAGTCAAGAGTTGGTATCGAGATGAATCTCTTGCAGACTTTGGAGACTGGGCTATGCAAGTAAATATGTATCGATATTTATTAGAACAAAATGGATACAAAGTCAAAAAAATGAAACTTCAAATGAATATCAGGGACGCGAGCACTATGACTTCACGCGACCGTGGAATAGATAGAAACATTTATTTTGTAGATATACCTTTTATCGACGACGACATAATCATTAAATATTATACGGAAAAAAGAGACCAACTTTTAGAAGCTTTGGAATCTGGCAGCCAGCCCCAGAAGTGCTCGGTGCTCGAGACTTGGGAGGGAAAAAAGTGTGAAAGTTATTGCGAAGTAAGAAACTTATGTCCTTATACAAAAGTCCTTGACTTTTAGTGGTAATGCCTATATAATCATATAAAAGTAAACCTAAAATAAGGATATAATATGACGACAAAGAATAAAAATAACGAAGTGCCTACTATGCTTACAAGACCCGCACTTCACTTTGAAATGTCTAGCTCAATAGCAAAGCTTGCTTTAGCTCAGACAAAAGTTCAAAAAGAAATCAAAGACTTACCAAAAGAAAGCAAAGGTTTTGCACATAAGTACACCACCTTTGATAAGTTGGTACAATATCTAAGACCTATTTTATCTAAACACGGATTATCATTTATTCAAATGCCTTGTGGAGATAATGAAAATGTAGGAGTCATTACTATATATATGCACACAAGCGGAGAGTATATATCTAGTAAGATAGAAACTCAAATCATAGAAGCACAAAACAAATATCAATCAATGGGAAGTGCTATTACATACTTTAAAAGATATAGCTTAGCTTCTTTTGTAGGTGTTGCAAGTGAGGAGGATACAGACGGTAATATCAAGAAACCAAAACCAAAACCAAAACTTACACCTTTAACTGATGAACAAAGAAAAGAATTACTAAGTGCTCTACAAGATGCAGAAGCACCCGATGATGCACAAATGGCTATGATACAAGCGGTAGACGCAAGAAAAATCAATCAGGAAAACTTTGACGAAGTGCTCAAAGGAGTAACTGAGAAAGGAAAAACTAAATGAACGACTGGAACGTAGACGATATACTTGGTGGCGATGATAGTTGGTACGAAGTATCAGATAAAAAACCACAATCAACAATTAAAGAAGGTAAACACTTAGCAAAAGTTGTGGACCTAAACATCAAAGAGGATAAAGAAATACAAGGTAAATTCTTGGCAGATATATTTGAGCCAGTGTTTATGGTTGGTAATATTGAAGTAAAGCATAAGGGTTTATTTAGATTTAAAAAACCCGACCCCTCACTATACCCTCACTTACAAGCAGATATGGGCTCTAATGCGGGATATTACGCGTTCTTGAACATACTAGGTTTAGTAGTAGAGAAAGACGGAAAGGTTTTATTACCGCCTTTGACTCTTGAAATGATTAAAGATAAAGAGTTTGAAGTAGAAGTTGTTGTTGAAAAATGGACTGGTAGAGAAGGTAATGAAATGCAAACACCTAGAGTAAAATCAGTTTATAAAACAAAACCATTAGAAGTAACAGATAAGAACACTGGAGACCAAGCATTAGTAAACGATGACGACTTACCCTTTTAGTATACGCAACCCATACTAATTGGTGTCGTCATACCGAAGGCAAGTCGAAGTGTCCTTATGAGGTTTTCTCGTTACTTTACCTCTTTCTCATTACTTTGGCTTGCCTATATTTAGGAGGATAATATATGGCAAAATCACACCCAACATACGATAAAGCTAATATGAAAAAAGCGGAAGCTTTACAAAATGTAATTACACACGACGAAAAATGGCGAGCACTTGCGGCAGCGGAGTTTGCTGAAAAATTTGGTAGAGGTTGGTGGTTATTCCAAGGCACACCAATCAGAAGCAACAGAAGAAAAACTTGGATAGAACAATATAATAAGGAAGGAGAGAGCACCCGTGCCAGCAAAAAATAAAAGAAGGGGAACTTTCTACGAAAGAAAATGTGTAGAACGTGCTCAAGAATATGGATTGAAAGCAGAAAGAACTTGGGGCTCAGACGGTAGAAGTAGAGGATTACACCAAGAAGTTGATATGGTTATAGAGGACGACATATATGTCCAATGTAAAAAAAGAAAAAGAATTGCCGAGCACTTCAAACCAATAGACGAGATACACGTTCAGTTTGTTGGAGAGGATAGAGGTGCTAACCTAGCAATAATGACACAAGAAAAGTTTTTCACTATGTTAAAAATACTCAAGGAGGTAGATAATGAGTAAAAATAAAAAAGATAATCTAGAAAAAGTTAATGAAACTGATATGACAGTAACTAATTCTAGCGGAGAACAAAGTACTTTTGATTTAAACGACTTAGATGTCAACCAAAGGTATATGTTTGATAGAGCACTTGAACATAAAAGAGAACAAGTTAAATTAGAAACTCGTTTGTTTGAGTCACAACTATTGCAAAACGAATACGTTGATAGACTATATGTTATGTTACAAGAAAAATCAAAAGGTAAAAAAGATGACAAAAAATCACAGTCCAAAAAATAAATTAAACTATTGGAACGGTTGTATAGATGTTTTGATTAATGAAAGAGTTAAATTAAATAAAAATAATATGATAGATAACGATGAATATTATCACAAAGTTTATTTAAAAATGACTCGAGCACTAGCAAAATTTTCTATGCTTGTTCATAAGGAGGAAAGTAAATTAGTATGAATCAAAACGATATGATATTAGTAGCACTTAAAAATGGAGAAAGAGTTACACCTTTAAGTGCATTAGAAAAATTTGGTTGCTTTAGATTGAGTGCTCGCATTTGGGACTTAAGAGACCAGGGACACCCAATCAAAACTAAACACATTACAACACCACAAGGTAAAGTTGTAGCGGAGTATAGTTATGATACTGAAGCTAACTAAACAAGAAGTACAATTAATAATTAGTCTTGCACAGAAAATTATTATAGCTACAGAACAACAAGAGCAAAAAGAAAAAGCTCAAAAAGATATGCAACTTTCAAAGGTTAATCCTAATTGTGAAGTTTGCGACGATTAAATTTTTAGAAAGAGCTTTCTTATATATATATGAAAGTGTATATTCTAAAGACACACTGAAACATTACTTTGATGACGAGTGGTTTGACGATGACTATATTGAAAGTGAACGACGTAAAAAAAACGAAGTAGCCTACAATAACAAATCTAAATTCCAACCTTATCGATGTACTGATTGCGGTAAAGCTTGGAGGTACTACAGTATGCCTAGTGGTAAAGTACCTCTAAGAGAATTTTTTGGTAAGAGAGTACCAATGGAGGAAAAACGATGCCCAAAGAAATTAAATTGCCTATCAAGGAAAAAATAAATTGCGAGGGTTGTAACGTAGAGGTAGACCATAAAGATATATTAGGTGGTATACAACAATTAATGAAAGAACATTTGAATAAAAATTATTGTTACTTTTGTGCTGAGATACACCACGAGCACTTAGTCACCAAACATACGAGTAGATTTTGAGATGCCCCGCTTGTGGTTGGTCTAACACATTAAAGAACTACCCTCGAAAAAATTTACAACTCTCAAAAAAATTAGATAAAGATGTATTAGAAAGTTTAACTATAAACTTCTTAACTGGTTTAGACCCTTTGACAACATATACTTTATTAAAAGCTTGCACAGATGCAAAAGTTGAGGTGCTCAAGCACTCTTTAACTATATGGACAAGAAGAAAGTTAGACCAAAAAGGTTATGACGTTTACTATTTTATAGGGATATTACGTAATGAAGGAAAAAGATACCAAGATAAAAGAGATAAAGAAAAAGACAGACTCGAACAACTACCCCCAACACAATGAAAGATTTAATCAAGAAACTACTAAAATGTTTAGCGGTATTTCTGAAAGAGAAGTTATTGGTTGTATACTACAAGATGATTCGATTATACCTAAGATATTAAAGTTCATACCTACGTCTCAAGTATTTTATCATAACGACCACGAGATTATTTGGAAAAGTATTTATCACTTATATAAGACGAATAAAAAAATAGATTTACCTACAGTTTGTAATCATCTCGCAGCTAAAGGTTACAAGATGACTTTTTATCTCACTGGAATACATATTGTGAGCACCGCAAATGTATCTAGTCACGCAAAAACAATTTATGATTTATACATAAGACGTAAGTTGTTTGATTCTATATTAAAATTTGAAAAAAGATTACGTAATGAATCTACTTATAAAGATATATCTACAGATATAAGTTATTTATCTAAGATTTCAGAAAAATTTACTGGAGTTGTATCAGTAGATGATAAGAATATTGCGTCTCTAACTGATGATGTTGAGCAACAAATATATAAGAAAACAAACTTAGTACAGACTGGATTAGCTAAGATAGATAAAGCTATTGTTGGTATGACCAAAGGAGAAATATCTATTATAGCAGGTAGACCAGGTAATGGTAAGAGCACCTTGGCTTTGAACATTGTAAAAAATATGGTACTTGACGGTAAAAAAGTTATGTTAATATCTCGTGAAATGCCTAGTGTAGAGATTGTAAAGAAGCTTATTGCTATGCACACTAACGTAAAGAATAAAGAAATGCGTGGTAATGCTCATCTACATAAGGAGGAGATACAAAAAGGTTTAGATTTTATACGAAAACATTACAAATCGCTTTATTTATTTGATAATTTAAGAACTCTAGATGATGCTCTTAATGAAGCAAAAAAGATACAACCCGATATAATTATCGATGACCACATAGGCTTTATAGAGTTTCCTCATTATGACAAACAAGATGTAAGACATCGTATTGCGGAGATAACACGTAGATATAAATGGCTTGCTAAAGATATTGATTGTGCGGTGCTACTCGTATCACAATTAAATAGAAACATCGAGCATAGAGTAGACAAGATTCCACGACTCAGCGACCTTGCTGAGTCTGGAAATCTAGAACAAGATGCCGAGATAGTTGTCTTTTGTTACTACCCTTATGTATATGAATATGATAATTCTGAGCACGGTGAATATGGTACACAGATTATTGTTGCAAAAAATAGATATGGAACTACTTGTAAATTTGATATGGGTTACGACGGAGACAGTGCTATGATATTAGATTCTCCAGCAGAAGCTAAAGCTCACAGGGAAGACAGGGTGCTCACGAGCACCGAGCTCGCAGAAGAATTATTCTAGAGGTCTCTCCAATATTGCATTTCTTTTCTAAACTGTTGTTCATCTTGTCTAGATAGTTGTCTAGCTAATCCCATAACTTGACCTCTACGTTGTCTATAAAAAGAATTTAGTTGTTCATATCTCATCAAGAACTCTTTATTATCACGAGATAACTTACTATACCAGTCATCATAAGGACTGAACTCTCTATTACCTCTTTCTTTACTTAGTTTTAATGGGTCTAATTGGTCAACGTATTCTGTAACGTCATCAAAAGCTTGACGATATGCTCTTATTGGAGACATAGCTCTATTGTTTGCAAGTTGTAATTGATGTGCTCGAGATACTACTGCTGCACGAAAAGCATTAGCAAATAATTGTGGAGGTGCATCACTATAAAAAGACTTCTTTAAATATTGATAATGAATATTCTTTTCATATCCAGCACCTTTAGCTGGTATCTTAAAACCTTGTTTTACACCGTGTATAGACTGATAGTTTCTTTGATTTTGTGTAATCTTTTCATACTCACTTTGTAATGATTGTGTTCTAGGAGTAACGATATTATAAATACTACTTGTTAGTGCTGTAATTTTAGATGCTTCTTCTATAAAAGCATATCTTTCTGCTTCAGGGTCATTAGATATATTGTCCTCATTAACCATATCTGCAACCTCTTTGTAAACTTGTTTACCAACTAAAAAAGGTAACCTAGCTAAAATATATCCTTGTCTTGCTACTGGAAATGTATCTACAAAATTATTTCTACCTTGAGTATCTGAACGTAAAGGTTGTATAAAGTCATTTATAATACCTATCGACCCCATAAACTCACCGTAAGCTAAGTAGTCCCAAACTTTTTCAGGTGTTGACTTCCAATAATCTCTTTCTTGATTATAAGCCCAATGATAATACTCAGCAATAGCTGCACCGCCTAGAGCACTTGTAGCTATGTATCTTAACATAGGTGCTATGTCTCCTTCTCTTGCTGGTCTAACAACGTTATTGTAAACATTGTCTGTAACAATGGTAGCAATACGAGTAAATAGTGTAAAAGGTTTTACCATATCATTACTAAATAATCTTGGTAACATAGCAACATCTGTAATACCTTGTGTGATAGCTTGACCTCTAACCATAATTCTACTACGCATTAAGTCTGTAAACTCTCCACTATCTACGGCTTTAGCATAGTCATCTCCCATAGATACCGTTTCACGTAAAAATCTTGCTGCTTTAGTTTTAGCTTGAGCACTTGATTTAGGGTTACGTAATATTTTTAACGCATTTTCTGCACTTAAATCAAAAGCAGCTATAGCAATCAAACGATTTCTTTGTTCTACTAATGTCATACCAGTTGTTATAGCTCTTTTAAATTTAGAATAAGCACCAGTGCCTTCATAGTTAAATGCTGTATCAAGTAACTTCATACCACTTTGACCTACTGCTAATTTATCATAGTCTACTAAATAAGTTTTCCTAAAATCACTACCTTGCATAGTTCTAGCAAAAGCTTTACTCCATTGTACTAAACCTACTGTAGATATAGTTTGTACTTGTCCTAGTATAAAGTTTTTAAGAGGAGATATAACACCACTCAATCCAAAAGCTGCACTAGTTCCTACAAGTTCTCTCGTCACATCTAAACCCACACCTCTAGCTTCTGTTTTTACTATCTTAGCTAAATCATCTTCAAATAATTTAATAAGTTGAGATGCACTTACCTCTCCTTTTTCTGATACTTGTAATGCTATTTCATTTATTAGTGAGTTAATACCGTCAGTATACTCTTTCTTTTTACTACTTGTAGCACTTCCAAATTTATATATTCCGTCCCCAAAATGTTTAGTAAGTGTCATTATGTTTGATATTCTACCACCATATCTATCAATACTATTAATATAATTATAATCATAAGCATCAATACGTTTGGCAATCTTTTTGCCACCAATCAAGTCTCCTACTTTTTTATTATAGTCATCAGCAATACTAGGTATAAATCTATTGTTTTCATCTAAAAAATATACAGGGTCTAATTGTATACGTCTAGAATATTGAGCACCATAGATACCATTTTTAGTTGTATTGTTTGCAAATCTTTTATATAAAACTAATAATTCTTCTTCAGTTGCTCTTGGGTTGTCTCTTTTTAAACGTCTGAGCACCGCTGTCATTAATGAATTAGATTTGTTCATAGCATCTAATAATTCAAAATTAACAGTCAAAGGCATAAAGTTTTTAACTTCTTGTATCATACGTTTTTCAGGTCTACCATTTTTATAATAGGTTTCTTTTACAAATAACTTATTACCATTTTCATCTTTACCTAAGTTTTGTGCAACCTTAACAATTTTTTTCATAGTTTTTTTGTGAGCTTCTACCATAGGTTGAAACCTTTTCAAATAATTAGCATCATATCCAGCTAATAAATGTTTAAAATTAGGGTCAATTAAACCAACCATAACTTTATCAAAGTCTTTTAACATATCTTTGGCTAAACCTTGAGGTGCATTTTTTAGTAGTGTATCTTGTGCTCTACGCATAGTATATATATAACCAGAAAAAATTTGTTGGTCGAGCACCTTGTTTACTAATTTTTCTGATATTTTTTTAAATACTGTAGCACCAGTTTTTTTATACAAAAACTCATACGTTCTATACATAGGCATAAGTATACCGTTAGTAGCTGCACTTAATTCAACTCTATTTAAATCTCCTAAATGGTCATCAATAACTTTAATACCAGTCTTTACATCTGCGTCTGCTAAACCAGTAAGAACTGCTTGATATGTTTTAGCTTGTTCTGCTGATAATCCTTTAGTCGAACGTGTATTAAATAATAGTTCTTTTAAATCTCTATGTACACCTTGACCGTTTTTATTTCTAAATCCAGAATCTACATCTGCATTTATAACTTGTTGATGTAATCTTCTGAGCTCATCATCAGTTACTCTACCTCTAGTAGAGGCACTTTGTCCTCTAATAAATTCAACATCTCTTGCTCCTAAAATCTTTTTGGGTGTCTTAGTTTTTCTAGTAACACTACCATAAGCTATTTGATTTCCTACTGCAATAGTGTTTCCGTTCTGTAATGTTACAGAAAATATATCATTACCTTTAAATTTATCACCGTTGGTAGCACCATAGATACCATTACCAGTACCACTTTTTCTTTGTGGTTTACCTTTACTACCACGTTTTGGAAGTTCTACAACATTACCAGAAGCAGTACCACCGCCGCCGAGCACCTTATGTTTTTTAGTAATCATACGTTTGCCCTGCTCCTCTGCTGCACCAGTAACTGTACTACCTGCAATCTTAGAGTGTAAAACTACTTCTTCTAATTCTATGCCATTTTTCTTTTTACGTACAAGCTCGAGCACCCCTTTGTGTGTCATAATTCTATCGTGACCTGTTAACTGACCAACTTGTATAGCATCAGATTCTTTCATATTCTTTATAATAAAAGTATTTTGATAACCATTATCTGCTTGTCTTTGCACTCGCATAATATCTTTTTCTTTATATCCACGTGCAAGTAAATCTCTTACTAAAGATTCTGTAGGACTTTCACCAGGTAAAACTTTTAAATTTTGTTTATGTGATGCTTTATCTACAGTAACAGCTACCCATTTACCTGACTCCCAAAATCTTTTAGCATCTTTATCTGTTTTAAAAAATGATTTTACCACACCATTTACATCAACATTTTGCATAATTCTGGTTACATCTTCAGGTGTGCTAGTATATGTATTAACAAACTCATCTAAAGTTCTTTCTACATTTTTACTGTTCTTTCTAACATTACCGTTTTTATCTAATACATCATAGATTACTACTGGTTTATCTACTCTACCTTTTGTTGTACCTTTACCAAACTGTTTTATACGTGCAGTAAATCCACTCTTACTAGTTAATTCTAATCCTTCAAAAAACTTAGGAACATTTTCTATTTCTTTTACTGCTTTTCTAACAGCAGCTTCTGTAATATCATTAACTAATGATTCAGGTAAATCAGGTGCTTCTTGTCTGAGCACCTTAGCTACATTATTTTTTGTACTTTTAAATTCTGTACCTCTAGATAAATTACCTAGAGCACCTACCATTAAACCATTTATCAATCTTTCTTGTGGGTTTAAGTCAGCACCATTTAGTCCACTAGATAATGCACCAGCAGAAAACATATATCCAGTTCCTTTGGTTAAGCTTTTAGATATTTTAAATCCAGCTAAATTAAAATCATCAACATTTGTTGCTTTTAAAAAACCTCCTTTAGCAAATAGAGCACCACCAACTATATCACCAGGTAATGCAAGTATTTGTTTCTGTATACTAAAAGCTTCATCAGATTGTATTTGAGTTGATGCTGTAGATACTTGACCATATAATCCAAAAAGCTTTGCTTCTTTGACCATACGTCCTCTTTTAAGAAATGTTAATGCTTGATTAGGGTCTTTAGCTGCTAAGTTAAAAAATTTATCTGCAGCTGCTGATTTTGCTACTCTACTACCAAATAAATTATAAGTCTGTCCAAAACCAACAGAGCCTATAGCTTCTATTTTTTGTCCAGCTTGATATGCTTTACCTGCATCTTGAATTTTTTTTAGACCTTTTGCTGTTTGAGCACCTTTTAGTGACAACGCTGCCAAAGTGCTCGAGCCGCCAGTCATAGCACTAAGTATACCGTGAACACCAAACATACCTAAGACATTACCTGCTGCTCTTGCTGCCATAAGAGAGCCACTTTCTAACTCCATAAATGGTATATCTGGTTGTATGAATAGAGCACCTGCTCCTAAACCTTCTTGAAATGCTGATGTTATAGTAGGTGGTACACGTAGTTGTTCTTTTGCTTCTGGTACACGTACTGGTCTGAGCACCGCAGATATTGTATTATTATAGTCTACTTCTCGTTGATTAGAAAGAGACCCAAAGTCTGATAGAGTGATGCCTTGATTTTGAGATTGCTCACCGCTAACATTAAAGTCGTCTAACGAAATGTGTCCAGGTGTGTGTGGCATTATGAACTACCTAGTATTACGTCTTGCCCTGGTATTTGACCATATATAGTTATGTCATCTATAGTTAAAGAGTCTGCTGGGTTTACACTTCCGTCCCTTCTAAAACCTGCAAACCTATATGTTCCAGTAGCTTTATCTTGATAAATTATGCCGTCTTCTCCTTTAAAATTAGTTCTCTTATATCTTGATGCGAAACCACCCTGTTCAACTAAAGATTTTACTTGGTCATCATTGTACTGTGTAGGGTCTTGGTCTTTTTTTACAATCATATTTAAAATATTTTGTCTCATTACGTCAGAAGCAACACTACTTAAATACTGTGGATTACCTGCTGAGTCATAAGCTATAGGTATTTTCCTACCAGTTTGTGGGTCAGTCTTATCTAATAGATAACTATTATCAATATCATCTAAACCTTTTAATATTTGAGATAAATTTTTAGCCATATCTGCATCTATTTCTGCTTGTGATATATCTTTTTCTCCAGCTCTTTTAATTGTTTGGTCAAATATTTTTTGTGCAGCTTCTGCTGTAGGGGCTTGTGCTAATTGTTGCATAAGTATTTCTGTGTTAGCACCAGATAAACCAAAAGCTCTACCAAATACATCTGCATTATCTACTAAATAATTTTTCATTTCACTATCTAATGTAAGTTGTAAAGTGTTTTTATATTTTTCACTTAGTGCTTTTACTTGTTGATTATTAGTATTCATACCCGCTAAACCTTGATTAATAATCATTAATTGTTTTTTCTTGTCATCTAGGTCTGGCATATTTTCAAGTTCCATAAACATATTATTAATATTACCTAATGCAGCTTTATCATCTTCATATATTTGTTGCATATTTTGTACAGTAGTTCTACCTACATCAGACTTAACATTTAACTGAGAAAAATCAAAATCTATATCACCACGAGCACTGTTTTTTAATAAAGATTCAAAACCATTTATAATCAAAGTGTCTTCTTCTATCTGTAATTTTCTCTCTTGCAAAGCTTGCTGGTCATTATATCTTTCATCATTTTTTCTTTCTCTTTCTCTAGTTATTTGGTAGTTCATAGCATCTTGAGCACCTTGATTTAGAGATGAAAAAGCTATTCTTGCAAATTGATTGAAGTCTATGTCGCTATCTTTTGCTGCTGCTTGTGAAACTAAAGCACTAAAATTATCTATTGTTTTAAAACTCATTTTTAACCGTCCTCGTAATCATCTTGGTCTTGTTCATTATCGTTGTCTTCATTGTTGGTTGGGTCGTAGTCAAACAAATCTGCTAGGTCTGCAAGTCTTAACATATCACTTCTTTGATTTGCTTCTAATCCTGCTAAGTATCTTTGAGCACCTGTAATTCTATTAATAATATCTTCACTAATATTATACAATCCTCTACTAAAGTTTGATTGTATGCCTTCAAATCTCATAGCAGCTTGGTTGCTTATATTACCATAAACGTTTCTACCTAAAGCAAAACCACGGTTTCCTTCCATACCTCTAGCTTGTTCTAAGCTTTGAAATAAACTACCTCTTAATCCTTGTTCTGCTTGACTTCTTTGTTCTTCTAACATACCTGTTCTTTCCTGACGCATTAATGAATACATTTCTGATTCTGGGTCTGCAGCTTCATAGATTTCTGACGGGATTACAGATACAAACTGTGTCAAACCTTCAAGTTCAGAAATATCTACGTCAGGAAAGAAAGATGTTAAAACTTCTAGTGGGTCTTGTCCAGGTGTGGAGGTTGGTGTTTCATTTCCAGTAGTAGTAGGGTCATCATCAATTATACCCCCATTAGTACCAGTTGCATCGTCATCTCCTATTTGGTCTGGACCTGTAAAATTATTTGTATTACCATTTATAAAAAAAGAAGGTGCAACACCTCTAGTTTCTTGTACAGGATTACCTGAGCCTAAACCTGTAGCATTACCAGGTGCTATTTGGTTTGGATTTAGTTGCTTTAGTAAAGCATCTACATCTGGTGTTCTATATGGGTCAAGCATTGACATTAAAATCCTCTTAATATTGGTTGTGTTCTTACATTTAATATGTTTTGAAAAGTTTGATAAACTTGGTCTGGTCTTTGGTCTATAGCACTTACAGCATAGTTTCTTCCAACTTCATTTAAAAATCTTTCATTAATTTGATAAAGACCTAAATCAAATGTTCCGTCATTATTTAACCCAATAGCTAATGGATTGTTACTTGACTCAGCATCTGCTATGTATTTTTTAATTTGTTCCCAACTTACAGTATCTTTATCTACTGGACCAGTATATCCAGTAGCATCTTGAAATGCTTTAGTAACTTTATCTTTTGTTGCCCACTGGTTTATACCTCTTTTTTCATATAATTCTTTTGCTAATTGTTCATTAATAACTGGGTCTAATGCTTGTTTTTGATTTAATGAATCAGCATCTAATTGTTCTAATGGTGTGTTAAGTAAAATATTTCTTTTCTTTTTAATTTCATCACTTCTTCTTTGAGGAGCACTAGCTAAAAACTCTCTACCTGCTGCACGTTTTTCTGCGGCAGTAGCATCAACACCAGGGAACGTATCAACACCAATACCTAACATTTCATTTACAGCATCTAATCCAGCTTGGTCCGCTAATCGTCTTTCTTTAACTAAACTATAAGGAGCATCGCCTACAACATCTACTCCTTCTATAAAAATAGGATTTACTTTTGTACCAGCTAATCCTTCTCCTTTTAAATCTGTAGCATATAATTTATTTTCTGTTTTTGTTGGCTCTAAACCAAAACTTAAATTAACAACATCTCTTAAATAATCTTTATATTTATAATCAATACTACCTGCTTTACCTAACTCTCTTAGCTCTCCTAATGTTTTCGCATTATCTCCAGTACCAATTTTTAAGTTATCATATTTTAGTAAAGCTAATCCAGATATAGCATCAATACCAAAATCTATAACTGCTTGTTGTTTGTTCTGGTCATCTAAAACATCAATAGCATATTCTAAATCATCATAAGCATCTTCTAATTTTTTACCTTCATCTTTAAAAAAAGTCATACCTTCTCTAAGTTCAGGGTCTATATCTCCTACACTAATATCTCTAAATCCACCAGCTGCTGCTTTACCAGCTGCTCCACCTACTGCTGGTAGTAATACTTTAGCTGCTTTTGCTAATGCACCACCACCACCTGGTATAGCTAAAGATGCTAATATACCTAGACCAGTACCAAAAAACTTTCCAAGTCCTCCACGTTTTGCTCTACGACGAGCATCTCTTTGTGCTTTTGCTGCTGCTTCATTAAGTTTTTCTTGACCATATTCTAACTTTTCTTTGTCTTGTAAAGCTTGAATAGTTCTATCGAATTGTGCTTCTGAACGTGAGGATATAGCTTCGGCTTGTGCTAATCCGTAGTCTAGTTTTGCTGCTTGTGCTGGTGTAAACTTATATGCCATAATCCCTTAATAAATATATTAAATATTATATCCTCATTTCTACTATTATTTTGGTACAATGTTACCACTATCTACTACTGCATCTCCTGTCACAGCTTGTGAATCTGTTGTATCTGGTAGTGTAGCAAATAACTTTTTGTCTTCTGCTACTCTTACACCGTCTTTAATTATCTTAATTGCTTTTCTTTGTGGTCTTTTTACGTCTGAAAATTTAGCAAAGGTTTCTAACTCTCTATGGTCAGCTCTTTTAAATTCCATTTCAAACATCTTACCAAATTCTTTTCGTATTACTTTTAGTTTACCATTATGGTATTGTAATACTTCTTCACCGTTCTTCATATCTTTGGTGCTCACAGCACCTTTTTTGAGCACCTTACTTGAGCCCGATACATCTGAAGCTTTAGTTCTCACTATCTAACTCCTTTAGTTCTTGCGATTATAGTTATATCTTCTAATTGAAAGTCTGCGTGTGTAGTTCCAACAATCTGTAGTTGTAATGATTTTTTAAATACTTGATTAGCATCTGTCAATATAAACTCTTGTGTTGTTATAGAAGAAGAATTTAAAAGATTAGACGATACAAACTTATCTGTAAAACTACTTTCATCATCGAATCTTGCTTTCAACTGTAATGAACTACCATTGTTTTTATATGTTACATATACAGAATAAAACTTTTTATCTACTGAATTTAAACCTCCAGTATATTCTCTTGTCTGAATATCTACAACTTGAGCACTTGGAGTGTTTACATCAAACTTTAGTAGCTTAGAATCTGTACTACCTGACGATGCTTCGTCTCCTGATATACAACACAACTCATTATTGAGCACTATAAAGTTGCTAATAGGTCTATCATTAGCATCTACACCTATTTTGAGCACGTTGTTTTCATCTATTTTAACAATAGATTTAGTTAGTAAGTCATATAAGTATCCACCGTCAGACATATCACCAGAATCTTTTACAATAATTACTTGGTTTTTCTTAGGAATAAACCCTATCAATAGTTTTGATTCGTCTATATCTGCGTCATCATCGTTGTTTCTAGCCCAGGTGCTCTCTTTAATAGCATCAGTTAGTTTTGTAATCCCGTTTGCAAAAGCAAATAAACCGTGCTGATTAACCCACATCAAACCTAAATCTGTTTTTACTACAGCACCTGGGCTTTGTACTCCTCTATTAACAAACTCTCCCTCTAAATACCAACCAGCATCTGTGGTTGATGAAATGTTTATTACAAATAATTTATTCTTTTTATATACAAATAATCTATCACGAAACTCTACAAGCTTAACAATTTCGTCACCGTCATTTGCACCTATATCTATAAAGTATGTTTGTGGAAAAGTATCATACTTTAATGGAGGAGAATACTGTATTCTATCTCCCATAACTTTAGTTTTCCCCACGTTATCCACATATCTTACGTTACCTACAAATGCTCTTTGGTTTGCTACAGTAGCAGTCTTATAACCAAATGCTGTATTATAAAAATCTATTGCGTGCTCACTAGGTGCGTAACCATTTATAGTAGAATATGTTTCTATGTTAGGTTGTTTTACTTCATAAGCTGTAACTGCTGCAGTATTTTTAGCATCATTGGTAACAAGAAAGCCAGTGCCTGTATCATCAAAAGCATCAAAGTCGTCAAGCAAAGATATTCTTGAGCCTTGTTCTAAATCTACATCTAATAACAAAACATATTCTTCATCTCCTGCTTCTACATTTCTAAGATATACTCTTACTCCTTGTATAAATTTATTTTGTCCTGATACATCTATCTCACTTTCTCCTATTGACATTTGAACTACAGGGTATTGTCCTTCTGTTATAGCTTGCATACTTGTAAAGTTTGTAATTTTAGATTCTTGATTATTATGATATACATAAGATAATCCAATAGCATAATTACCTGGTTGCCATAAACCGTCAGTACCGTCTGCTTTTAATCCTAATCTAAAAAATTTATCACCGTCTGGGTCAGCACCTGCTGAGCCTGAGGGTGGTGTAACTGGGTCTTGTTTTTCAAAATCAGATGCAGTTGGTGCTACTAAACCACTATTAAACATTTGCATAGAATCTGTTACATCTGCACTATAAGCAGTAGCTGATGATTGAGTTCTTGATAATCTAATCAATGAAGTTTTTCTAGCATTAGTAGTTGTACTTGTATCATCTACTACACTTTGATTAATACGTAATCCACCGTCTGCATAGTAGTATACAGGTTTAACTCCTGTTCCTGTGCTCACATCTGCACTTTGAAAAGCTATCATAGTAGCACTACCAGACGATGAAGCAGAGTCATTTATAAAAACACTACCGTCATCGTCTGTAAATACAATATGTTCCCCCGCTGTTTTACCAGATATAGGAGCTACATCTGATTTAAATGTAAACAAACCAAAACCAGATTGTATATTTATATCACTATCATTTATAGTTGTACCACCACTACCTTCAGTAAGAGTTGCACCAGCAGCACTAAAAGTTCCTAAGTTTGATATTTGTCCTACTTCAGCTACATTAACATTTAATGCTTCTGCTAAATTACCTTCAAGTAAATCCCTTTTAGATACTTTATCAGTAAAACCTTTATCAAATCTTTCTATTTTTATTGCTGCTTTAGGCACGACCTTTTACCTTCTCATAGCTACGTAAACCCCCAAGCCCGAGCATACCCATTAAGACAGTTGTCATTGTGGTCATATCAAACTCAGGTAGTTGTACATTTACTCCTCCTGCAGCAAATGCAAACAATAAAAAAGGTTGCACAACAAAGTGATATGCAAAAGCTAAACTGAGCACCCAGCCTAAAAAGGGTCTCCAACGAACTAATAGTCCGCCTTGTCCTGCTTCTACTTTATTTACTTCAAGTTGTGCTTTATTAATCTCTTGCATTAGCTGAGCTTTTTCTGCTTTGTCTAAAGTAAAATCATCTACTTTATCTACAACTTTTTCTATTAGACTACCTACAACACTTAGTTTAGGCATAGTCCACATACACAATTACAGTTCATAATTGTCCTCCTACCATTTTACTTTGTTAGCCCAGTAAGCTGCACTCATCTTACCTTTGGCTATGTTTTTTCTATGTCTTGCTTTAAAACTTTTACGTTTCATTTTAGTTCTTCGAGACTCTCCTGCTTTTGGTTTACCTGCAGTTTTTGCTCCTTGTTGTCCAAAACGTATGGTTTTAATCTTATCGCCCTCTTTTGCTACAACTATATGAGACTTCTTAGGGTGATTAGGTGTACGTTTAGGTTTATTAAAACCTGATACACCAGCTCTTTTTAATCTTGGGTCTCTTTTACTTTTTCTTTTTGCGGGCATTTGCTTTCCTTATACTTTCTTTACCTTTTTTAAAAATACTAGCTACAGTTCTTTTACCCATAACTCTAGCTCTTTGCTCACCTACTGTAAGTATCTGTATTTTTCTTGCAAAAGGTTTTTTAATTCTTTTAACTTTAGCTACTGTAGCTCTTGCGTCTGCTGGTGTAGCAAACTTTATACTAACTGTATCTCTAGGGTTTTCATCAGTATATAATCTTCTACCACTACCTTTTGGTTTTTTACCAGTTCCGACTTTAGGGTCTCTTTTTTTAGCCACTATCTTTTCTTTTTTTTCTTACTAGCTACAATTTTTTTCTGTAAAAATTTAGGTAAAGTTTTTTGTTTTTTAGTTAAACCATTTTTCTTTTTAGTGTGTTTAGGCATTATCGTATCTCCTTTTTTATTTTATCAAACACTTCTTTTTCATCAAACCTCATACTGATACCAGGCTCATACCTCATAACTTCAGTACCTTCTTTTAAAATTATAATAGTAGGAACTACTTTTATTTTCCACTCCTTTTGTACTACAGCACCTATAGTTTTATTACTTAAATCTATTTCTGCTACATAACAAAGGTCAGCAAGTTTTTCTATTTTTACTCTATTTTTAAAATTCCAAGCTGCATTAACTTGTACTACAGCACACTCTTGTATATTTAATGATTGTATTTTCTGAAAGCTATCCAAGTTGACTGATTGTGAGTGCAGCCAAGATAGCGATGAGAAAAGCATTAATACCAAGTATGATATAAATTTGTTGTTCATCTGTAAACCTCATTATTTGTTATTCATATCAATAAGTGTTTGAGTAATAGCTTTTGTATCTTCTTTAATATCATCTACTTTTTCCTCTAACTTATCGACTTTCCCTTCAGTATTTAATATTGAATCACGTATCATTTGGTCTTTTAAATCATACTCCATACGTGAAACTTCTGGCTCAGGCAGTCTTTTAGCTTCTTCTATATCAGCTTGTAAAGAATACCATAAACCAATTATCATACCTATAGTTACAGCAATACTGACAGCTGTTTCTATAGACAATGTAAATTTACTATCTTTACCTATTTCCATATTTAGTCCCCTATTTCTGAGTGTACTAATACGCCATTTGCGTAAAAGTTTTTATTTTTTGTTAATATAGTGTATGTCCAATGTTTCTTTGGAAATCCTTCTAATCTGTGTACTTGTGCATAATACTTACCGTCTAATATTTTTAGTAAATCATTAGGTTGTATAGCAGCTGAATCTAAATTATAATTATCTTTAGCTTTATCTGGGTCATCAGATACCATAGTACCGTCTTGTTTATATACTGGGTGGTCTTGTGTAAGTATTAATTCTTTTAGTTCTTCTCCCTCTGTTTCATCATTAGGGTCTGATAACATAATTTTATACAAGTTATCGTGTAATCTTTTTTCTATTTGTAGTATCTCAACTTCTTCTTCTTGTCCAGTCTCCCAGTTATAAGACATAATCATATCACCAATATTTAATTCGTGTATGTTTGCAGTGCCTTCTTTTAAATTAACTGGTATGTTTTCATAAATACAAAAACCAAATTGACCACCAGCAAAATTAATATCTCCTGTAATAGTAGCTCCTACACCATTATTAGTCAGTGTCAATGTATATGCTCCTGTACCGTCTTTATTAGAAGGCGAGTGTGCCCACCTAGTTCTAATAAATCTTGTACCTGAATTATGACCAGTAAATAAACTATTACTATTAGATGATGATACACTTATAAAACCTGTACCACTATTACCTGTACCATTAAAACCTGGGTCGCCACTGCTTGATGTAGCCATTGTAAATGTACCAAATGGTCCACCAGTAGTAGATAAAGATAAACTTGTTCCACCACTACCATTAGATACAGTCATCTGTGCATCTTTATTAGATTCGTCAGTCTGACCAGGTAATTCTTGTAAATCTAATCCAGTGTTATCTACAACACTCCAAGATGTACCAGCTAAGTCGTGGTCATAACTATAGAACTCAGATATGGCGTGAGGTGCACTACCGTCTGGTCTGTCTGCACTATCATTTTGTGTGTTAATAGTAGCCACAGTACCGTCAGATAAATCTTCTAATGAAGTATCGCCAGTAGTAGAAGTTCTACCAAACTCAGTATTTATATCACTAAATTTAATTTGTCCTGATGCAGTCAAACTCATTTTTTAAGTTCCTCTATTTCAGCTTTTAATTCTTGTATTGCATTAATCAACACTGGTACTAACTTAGAATAATCAACTGCTTTGAAGTTATCTTTACCTTGTAGTCCTTCATATTCTTTTACTACTTCTGGTATTACTTCTTCCATTTCTTGAGCAATAACTCCAATGTCGTGACCTCTTTCTTTACCATTTGCTTTGTCTTTTTTCCAATCAAACTCTACAGCTCTCATTTTCATAACATCATCTAAGCCATATGGTAAAGCTTCAACATTTTCTTTTAAGTTTTTATCAGAAGCTGTTGTACTTGAGAAAGCAACAATATCTGCGTCTGCGTGAAACTCTCCACCAGCAACAAATCTAAATTCATCTTGTACACCATTTACTTCTACCTTGATTGCATTGTCTGTAGAGAAATGAATACCATTATCAGCATCTCTACCAACTACAAGAGAAGTATTTAAAAGAGAAGTAATAGTTGTAAAAGTTGTTGGTATTCGTGCAGCAGCAAGAGTTCCAGATACCACTTTACTTGCAGCAATATCATCTGCTAATGCTAAATCACCTAAACCTAAATCACTTCTTACTTCAGATACACTTCTACCCTCTAATCCATTTGCTGTAAATTTAGCATAATCATTATCTGCTACAGAAGAACTATCTATTTCTACTAAATTATCATTTGCAATACCGATTGTTTGTTGTGCTAAAACATTAGTACCAATTACAAGTCCTAAATCACTTCTTGTTTCAGATGCACTTCTACCTTCAATAGTATTAGAATCAGTAAATTTAGCAAAGTCATTGTCTACAGGACTACCACTTGTATCTACTGTACCAGTATTAGCTGTTGCTCCACTTGCTATTCCGTCTAACTTACTATGGTCAGAACTTGTAAACGCAACAGATGTTGTTCCACCAATAGTTAGAGCATCAGTTTCTAATGTACCGTCTACATCTACATCTCCACTAATATCTAAATCTGCAGCTACTAATGTTGAAACACCTTCTATTTTACCAGATGTATGTAGTTTTAAACTATCAGCATCATTTGTTCCGTGAATAGAAACATAATCTCCGTCTGCATTATCGTCTGACGGACAAATGTGGATTACTCCCTCATTTGCTTCACCACTTCTAGTTTCGTGCATAATGTAACCAGGGTCATTACTACTATTGTTTATTTGAAAATCAATGTATGATTGGTCTGTGTTGCCAGAAAAAGTATCTCCTATATTAGAAGCATTACTTACTGTTCTTAATCTAATGTTATTATTAGAAGCTCCTGCTGTAACAGTACCAGTTGTTGTAAATCCACCAGCAGTTATAGTACCACTTGTAGTATCATCAGCATCATTTTTTAAGAAAGCATCATCAACATTTAAAGTATCTCCACTGAGAGAAATGTTTGTTCCAGCACTTAGGTTAGTCTTAGATGAAATATCAATAGTTGGTAATCTTGCAGCATCAACAGTACCA